TTTCCAGACGAAATATCAATGTCCGTTCCTGCAAAAACTGTGCTCTGGCAGATCTGAGAAATCTCCTTTTTCTTTTCTGCTCGGTATGTTTCAACAGAAAGATAATCAGCATTGCAGCCTTCTTCTTTGTCTTTCAACTGATCGAACCAAAAATCAAGATCTGCAACTATCTCTTCCTTAGGAACGACACCTGCAGATACTTTAAAATAGATTTCATCAGCTTCCATACCCTGTGGTCCTTCATCTTTTTCCGGAAGCTGGACTTCGTTCTTACGAATCCATACATCAGCGGAACCATCTGGAAGAACAGCATATGTAATGTTTCCTTGTGATTCCGGGCTATTCGTTTTATGCATAATTCAATTTCCTCCACTTCTTATAATATTTTTCCATAGCATAGCTTTTCTGTTTCGCATAACGGCTGATTATATTTTTAGCCATCGAAATAAGTTGATCCCAACATTCTGCAACCCTCACAAGAAAGGAGTCTGTTGTTACAAACCAACCGTTATATGCTATGGTACTCATGGCGAATTTACTACCTATAATCTTTTTGTTCTTTATTTTTTTCGCAAATCTATGAATTTTCCTGCGAGCCTTTAGGAATATTGATGCTCTTATCCTTGTTGACACATTCCGTATTGTCACTGTTTTTCCGGAATAACATCTTTTGATTAAATTCTGTCCATGGAACACAAGCCCCATATAGTCTAAATCCCTTCCTTTTTGTTTTCCGTTTCTGTCAACATAACCTGTACGAAATAACGACCAGGAATCTTTGATCTTTAGACAGAGTGTAGATTTTACGAATTCAATAACAAGCAGCATTGCCTTATGAAGATCTTTCTTATTAGAGCCAAAAAGAATGATATCATCCATCTGAATCATGATATGATAAATCAATCTTTTTCTTGTTGTCTTCCCTCGTCTGGTCTTCATTTCATAAAGTTCATTTGTGCAATAATGGTACAAATAAGATAGATAATAATTGCACAGATCTTTCGACACCGGAGAGCCTATAAAAATCCCATGTTTGCAATCTTTCTCTTTGTTCTGCACCTTTGCTTCAGAATACAATCCAATCAAAGTCTCAAACAAGTACAACAACATATCTGACTTTCCTAAATCTCTTCGAAGAAATTCTAATATTTTATCATGTGACATAGAGGGATAGCATTTTTTAATATCTGACTGAACGCAATATTTGGTTCCTTCCGGATCACGCGACATCCATCGTTCGATGTATTTTTTGCCGTAAGCTTGTCCTCTTCCAGGTATTGATGCAACTTGAAAAAGTCCGACTTTTGCCGCCCACAACTCATCTGCCGCTTCCTTGGCCAACACCTCATATAGCTGCATGATCATCTTTTCAAGTCCTAGCGTTCTAATTTTTCCGCTCATTCCATCTACTATATCAACATTTTTCACAAGTTTCTCTTCCGGAACTACCATATAGATATGTTCCCTTACAGTTCTGGTCTTCAAATGCCACGACATTTCATACGCAATCTGATCGATCACAGATGCTACAAATTCCGGTGAATTCTCCAACCGCCTTCTAGCCTCATTTTTACTTATGCTTCCATAGTAAGCAAAAATACTCGGCATATTACCATTTTCTAGCTTGTCATATATAAATGCAGCTATGTATTTCCTGATGAAATTTTCGCCAGAAATATCCATTCTTCGGCAATATGTCTTCATTACCAGTCCTCTTTCTTTCTGTGTTCAAGAGCTTTCGGTTTTACTACTAACCCCCACCTGTGTCCACTTCCGCCACAGGGTCAGCAGTCAGTTTCCTGACCGCCGATGCTGGTGCTTGAATTTCGGGCATTCCGCCCCCGCCATTTTAGGGCTGTCTCAAAGGACAGCGAAACACGCTACACATCAAAATTCTCACAGAAATTCGCGCGGCATAGTTCCACCAGCTGTTACCGAGCCCGTTGTTCAGGTTCGCATACCACCGGCCCGCGTTAGACCCGTTGTTCAGGTTGCCGCCGGAAAGCCACTGCCAAACGTAGCGTGAGTCCGTATGATTTTAAAACGCCCCGGCTACGCCGGGAAATAAAAGGGGAGTTCCCCTCTTGCCATTCGGCAATTCACCCCCTACGCTGCTGCTTTCGCACAGCGTCCAGAAGCAGAAAGACGCGCGGCATAGTTCCACCAGCTGTTACCGAGCCCGAAGATCAGGGACGCACACCACCGGCCCGCGCCGGACCAGTCGTTCAGGTAGCCGCCGGAAAGCCACTCTCTTAACCCGTCAGAAGTCTGATCAAGCTTGTCGGTGTACTGTCCATCTGCATATCCGGTACTGGATGATGCTGCCACTTTCGTTCCATGTCTTACAGATGGGTTCTCTGGATCATAGCCAAGTTCACTGATGTATTTCCAACTTGCCTGCGTATCTGCAATGCTATATCCACACTCAACATAATCCGAGGTCACACTTGTCGCTAACTTTGTGCAGTCATAACAAATGCAAGCCGTCATTACATGATTAGATATCTTAAGAATTACATTGCTGATAACTTCGTAAAATCCCAGGAACATTTCTACACCAAACAGAATGTATGGGTCTTTTCCAGATGTATTGCTGTTCGGAGAACCGCAAGAACCAAGGACATTATCGCATGCACCTGTGTGCCATGGCATTGTAACGATAGTGGTCTTTACTTCTGTAGAGCCTACCATTGTAGAACCGGTAGAAAATTTAGTTCCTCCATTATCTACATAAACTGCCGAATTATTGCTGTCATAATCTTCAATTTTCGTAATGATGACACGATTTGCTTTTGCATGAAGTCCTGCATTACTTCTATCATCCGTCGGATTGTTGCCACTTAAAGCTGTGGCATTTCCAATGGATACCGTACTTCCGACCACCAAATAGTTTGCATCACTTTTACTGATAATGATACGTTCCACATCATTTTCAACAACAGTCGCATAGAACCTGTTGTAATAGCTTGTGCAGCCAGACATGATTGACTGTGAATTTCGTGTTGCGAATGCAACCTCAAACAGGTTATCCATATGGTTTTTATCCTGTGCAGTTGTTCCACAATACTGTGTTCCTTTGGCTTTAAATCGTGTAATCATTCCATTGTGAGACTGATCATGCGCGGCGTTTACTCCGCTAATAGATGCAGCCTTTCCATCAGAACCATTTCCGGCCATATATTTAGCCTGTGCAACGAACGGTCTGACAGTCTGATCTGTACGGATTGCTGCTCCCTCCGGAAAGAAGCCTGCATGATGTTCATCTGAGATAACGAGGCTTTCTCCATTTGCATCAATGGTTATGTTAATCCACTGAGTCAGATACAGCATCCATGTATCTCTTTCTGTCCTGGAGAACTCATTGTCGATTCCC